AAAAGGGTTCGTGACCGGGCGGCGATCAGGAACCCTGCGGCAAATAGCCAATACCCATTCAGATCGTCTGTAGGCCGCCCCGCGCTGCCACAACCATCAACGTCGGAGGCCGAACATGGCTGACCGCGACGAAAGCGGTCGCTTCCTCCCCGGCAACCGCTTTTGGGAGGCGCGATCATCCCACGGAGCAAAGCCCATATTCACCGGGCCGGAAACGCTCTGGGACGCCTGCCTGCAATACTTCGCATGGGTGACGGAGAACCCTCTCTACAAGGACCAACTTGTAACATTCCAAGGGGCAGCAACCCACGAACCTGTCGCCGTCATGCGCGCTATGACAATCTCTGGCCTGTGCAATTATCTTGATGTTGATGAGACGACTTGGCGCGAGTGGCACAGAAGCCGTCCGGATTTATCCCCGATCCTCACGCGCGCAGAGTCGGTAATCAGGCAGCAAAAGTTCGAAGGTGCTGCCGCAGATTTGCTCAATGCTGCAATCATCGCGCGCGATCTAGGGCTTGCAGACAAATCAGAACTGACGGGCCGTGATGGCGGGCCAATCGAAACCAAGGACGTAACTCCGATGGAAACTGCGCGGCGCATTGCGTTTGCGCTGGCCCTCGGCATGAAGGATCAGGCAGATGGTCAACCCGGTTGAACGGCTTTGCGAGGCTGAACCTCTTGTCATCGCCAATGGTGCAAGCCTCTCTGCTGGCCTGAACCTCGGCGGGCGCATTCTGACCGGGGTATTCATGCCCTCGGCTTGGACGGCGGCCAGCCTGACGTTCCAGGCTTCCTACGACAACGTGACATTCGTGGATATGTATTCGCTGGACGGTGCGGAATTGTCGGTGGTGGCGGGTGCATCGCTCTATCTCCCGATCAACTACCAGAACTTCATGGGCGTGAACTTCATCAAGATTCGATCTGGCGCGAGTGCCGCTGCCGTCAACCAAGGTGCAGCTCGGACGCTGCAACTGATGCTGGGGGCACCTGCCGTCCAATGACGCTGGACGAGGTTCTGGCGGCGCTGCAATCGCTGCCGCCTGAAAAGCGGGAGGCCGTTGCCCAGGAGGCCATGAAGGCCACGGCATCGCGGAAATTCATCCCCTCGCCGGGGCCGCAGACTGAGGCATATTTCAGCCGCGCTGATTTGCTGCTGTATGGCGGCGCTGCTGGCGGCGGGAAATCGGCCTTGCTGTGCGGCTTGGCGCTGGAGGATCACAAGCGGTCGCTGCTGCTGCGCCGCAAATACGTCGATCTGCAAGGCGGGGGCGGCCTGATCGATGAATTGCTGCGGCTTTACGGGTCGCGTGACGGCTTCAACGGATCAACGCCGCCTACGCTGCGCACATCTGATGGCCGGATCATCACATTCGGTGCCGTAGCGCAGGCTGGTGACGAGCAAAGTTTTCAGGGCCGCGCGCGGGATTTGCTGGGGCTGGACGAGGCCGCGCAATTCATGCGGTCACAGGTCGAGTTTCTGATGGGCTGGGTTCGTTCTGACGACGCTTCACAGCGCACCAGAACGGTTCTCGCCTCAAACCCGCCGATCAATTCGGATGGTGACTGGATCATCGGCATGTTCCGCCCATGGCTGGACGTGACGCACGACAAGCCCGCGAAGCCGGGGGAGTTGCGGTGGTTCATCACCGCGCCGGACGGATCGGATATGGAGGTGGACGGCCCCAACCCGGTCACGCTGGGCGGCAGGGATTATCAGCCCAAGTCGAGGACGTTCATCCCGGCTGCGCTGGCGGACAACCCGTTCCTGCGCGACACGGGGTATTCGGCGCAGCTTGACGCGATGCCAGAGCCGCTGCGGTCGGCCATGCGGGATGGCAACTTCATGCTGGCCCGGCAGGACGATGCTTGGCAGGTCATCCCGACACAATGGATCAGAGAGGCGCAAGCCCGCTGGACGCCAGAACCACCAGCACATGCCCCCATGACGGCCATCGCGGCTGACATTGCGCAGGGTGGTGGAGACAATACGATCATCCAAGCGCGGTTTGATGGCTGGTTTGCCCCGCCTGTGCGTGTTCCAGGGGCCGATACTCCAACCGGTAACGAGGTGGCGGGCCTGATCATCGCCAACCGCAGGAACAACGCGACGATCATTCTGGATATGGGCGGCGGCTATGGCGGCGCGACTATGATGCGCCTGCGGGACAACGGGATTGACGGCATCATCGGCCACAAGGGCGCGGATGCCTCGGTGCGCCGAACATCTGACAGCCAGCTAGGGTTTTTCAACAAGCGGTCGGAAATCATGTGGCGCTTGCGTGAGGCGCTGGACCCATCGCAGGACGGCGGGTCGCCAATCGCTTTACCAGATGACCCAGAGATTGTGTCAGACCTTACTGCCGCGACCTATGAGGTCACTTCGCGCGGTGTGAAGGTCGAAAGCAAGGCTGATGTCGTGGCGCGCCTTGGCCGCAGCCCGGACAAAGGCGACGCGATTGCGATGGCAAACGCCTACGGGCCGAAGCTGCAAACCCATGGGAACCAGTGGCGGAAGTTTTCCGAAGGCGACGGCTCTGGCCGAAAAATCGCGGTGAACATGAGCCACGCAAGCGCACGGAGACGATGATGGCTAAACTTTTCAGCACCCCGAAGATGCCCGCCGTGCCCGACCCGACGCCATTGCCGGATGAGGCGCAGGCCACGGCAGCCCGTCGCAAGCGCGTGGCGACCGAAACCAAGTCCAACAGCGCCTCGGCCACCATTCTGTCGAGCGGCGGCCGGGAGACGCTGGGCGGATGATCCACGTTGACGCAAAATCACTGGTCAGTCGCGGCGATGCGCTGTTCTCGCAAAAAGCGCCTCTGGACAGCCGCAACCAGGATATTGCCGAGAACTTCTACCCGGAACGTGCTGACTTCACGGTAAACCGCTCCATAGGGTCGGACTGGGCCGATCACCTCACAACCGGCTATCCGGCGATGGTGCGGCGTGATCTGGGCAATTCCATCGGGTCCATGCTTCGCCCCAAGGGCCAGCCGTGGTTTCACACGCGGGTCGGCTTTGACGATCAGGTGATGGACGATCACGACGCTGCCGTGTGGCTGGAAATGGCAACAAATATCCAGCGCCGGGCCATGTATGACCGCAAGTCGCTGTTCACGCGCGCCACGAAAGAGGCGGACCACGACTATGCCACCTTCGGCGGCGCTGTCCTGACCACTGAACTGAACCGCCGGGACAATACGCTGCTGTATCGCTGCTGGCACCTGCGCGATGTGGCGTGGGCAGAGGACAGCTACGGGCAGATCGGTGAGGTGTTCCGCAAGTGGATGCCGACTGCCGCCGAACTGTGCGCGGCGTTCCCCGCGACCGTCCATACCAAGGTCAAGGAAACTGCCGCAAAGACCCCGCATGAAAAGGTCCACGTCAGGCACTGCGTGATCCGGTCGGACTGCTACTGCGATGGCAAATACAAGCAGCCGTGGGTTTCGCTGTTCATCGACGTGCAGAACGAAGCCATTCTGGAAGAGCGCGGAAGCTGGACGCCGATTTACACAATCCCCCGCTGGGCCACCATTTCAGGCTCGCAATACGCCTATTCGCCTGCCGCGCTGATCGCGCTGCCGGATGCGCGGCTGTTGCAGGCCATGACGCTATCCTTGCTGGATGCAGGCGAACGCGCGGCCAACCCGCCGATGATCGGCGTGGCAGAGGCCATCCGTGGCGACCTGAACGTCTATCCGGGCGGGTTCACGGCGGTTGATGCGGAATACGATGAGCGTCTGGGCGAGGTTCTGCGCCCGATGACGCAGGACAAATCAGGGCTGAACTTCGGGCTGGACCTGTCAGAGCGCACGGCATCGCAGTTGCGTGAGGCGTTCTACCTCAACACGCTGTCGATGCCGCCGCAGGGCAATGGTGAAATGACAGCCTATGAGGTCGGCCAGCGGGTGCAGGAATACATTCGCAACGCCCTGCCGCTGTTTGAGCCGATGGAGAACGATTACAACGCCGCGCTGTGCGACATCACATTCGAGACACTGCTGCGCGCTGGCGGGTTCGGCCCGCCGGACAACATCCCTGACAGCATTCGCGGCAAGGACGTGTCGTTCGCGTTTGAGTCGCCATTGGCGCAGATGATCGAGCGGCAGAAGGGCCAGAAATTCCTTGAGGCCAAGGCAATCATTGCCGACGCCACGGCGGTCGATCCTTCGGCGGCGCAGATCATGGACTTCAAGACGACGCTGCGGGACGTTCTCAACGGTATCGGCGCACCTGCCAAGTGGCTGCGGTCGAAAGAGGCCGTGCAGGCGGCAGAGGATCAACAGGCGATGCAGGCGCAGGCTGCGCAGTTGCTTGGCACGATGCAGCAAGGGGCCGATGTGGCTGAAACGCTGGGTCGCGCCAGCCAGACGCTGGGCGTGCAGTGAGAAAGCCCCGCGCGCCGTCCTGGACGCCTGCCCGCTATGACGTGCGAGACATTCAGGCAGTGCAGGCGGTGTTCAACGGTGTTGCCGATCCTGCGCAGCAACGGCGCGCGCTGGATTGGGTGATCAATTCTGCCGCTGAAACCTACGAACTGTCATTCCGGTCTGACGCGGATGGCGGCGACCGAGAGACAGCGTTTTCCGAAGGCAAGCGCCATGTCGGAATGCAGCTGGTGAAGCTGATCAACATGCCGCCCGCTCTGGTGGCAAAACTGAGGGACAAAGATGACTGAAGCTGTGACCCCGGCCCCGGAAACGGACAACCCGGCAGGCGAAGTTGTTGAAACCATTGCTGCGGCTGTGGTGGGAGAAAAGCCCGTTGCGCCTGACTGGCGCGAGGACTGGCGCGACGTGATGGCCGCTGGCGATGAGAAAGAACGCGCGCGGCTGGATCGATTCCGCAGCCCGGTTGACGTTTACAAGTCAGCGCGGGAACTGGAAAAGAAACTTTCGACTGGCGCGCTGAAGGCACAGGCCCCGGACAAGGCGACGCCAGAACAACTGGCGGCATGGCGCAAGGAAAACGGCATCCCGGAAAAGGCCGATGGTTATCTGGAAAAGCTGCCCAACGGCCTTGTGATCGGGGAAGCCGACAAGCCGATGGTCGAAAGTTTCTTGGCCGATGTGCATGGGGAGAACGCCCCCCCCGCCGTGGTGGCAAAGGCGCTGGATTGGTATTACCGGACGCAGGAAGCGCAGATCGCAGCGCAGGCCGAGGCAGACAAGAAGTATCAGACCGAATCCAGCGACGTGCTGCGGGCCGAATGGGGTGCCGATTTCCGGGCCAACATCAACTCCATCGAGAATTTCTTGCAATCGGCCCCGCAAGCCGATGACGGGACGCCGCTCAAGACGCTGATCATGGGCGCGCGGCTGTCGGACGGAACCATGCTCGGCAGCAATCCCGCCGCCCTGCGGTGGCTGGCAACGCTGGCACAGGACGCAAACCCGGCTGGCTTCCTGCCGCCAGGCCAAGGCCTTTCGCAAATGGAAGGCCTGCAAGAAGAAAAAGCCAAGATCGAAACCCGGATGCGGGAAGATCGGAACGGATACTACCGGGATGAAAAGATGCAGGCCCGGTATCGCCAGATCCTCGACGCAGAACAGAAACTGTCGGCGAGATAACCACGCGGTCAACCCGGCAACGGCCCCGCATCACCATCATCCGCACTTCGGATAACGCCCCGAACCATCGCTTTCATGCGGCCCGAAAGGCAACCCGCGCGACCATCGGACAACCTGAATCTGCCAGTGCCTCACTGTAACACAATGAGGTATCATCATGCCGCAAACGGCATTCCAGACCCAGTATCGGCAAGAATTCATTGCCGGTTTCGAACAAATGCAATCCCTTGTCCGCGATGCGGTGACCACGGAAGCCGTGATCAAGGGCAACTCCGCGACCTTCCTGGTGGCGGACAGTGGCGGGGCAACCGCCGTTACCCGTGGCGTGAACGGCCTGATCCCGTCGCGCCCCGACAACCTGACGCAGAGCACCGCAAACCTTGCCGAATGGCACGACAAGCCGATCAAGACCGGCTTCAACGTGTTCGCTTCGCAGGGCAACCAGCGCCAGATCATGCAGATGACCACCATGGGCGTGATCAACCGCAAGATCGATCAGGACATCATCACCGAACTGGCAACGGCCACCGTTACGGCTGGTGCTGCGGCAGTGATGTCTTTGGCGGTTGCGACCAAGGCGCAGGCTATCCTGAGTTCGGCCAAGGTTCCGTGGGACAACCAGATTTTTGCGCTGATCACGCCCTCGGCCAATGCCTATCTGCAAACGGTTCCCGCCTTCACGTCCTCGGACTATGTGGACGGTCGTCCGCTGCAATCGCCGAACTCCTGGGCTGACAAGCCCAAGATGCGCAGCTGGCTCGGCATCAACTGGATCATGCACCCCGGACTTCCGGGCGCGGGCACCTCTTCGGAGACCTGCTTCATGTTCCACCGCTCGGCCATCGGCCATGCGGCCAATGTCGGCGGGCTAACTTCCATCGTCGGCTACGACGAAGAAGATGACTACTCCTTCGCGCGCACGTCGATCTTCATGGGCGCGAAGCTGCTGCAAAACTCGGGCGTTGTGAAGATTCTTCACGATGGCTCGGCCCACGTTGGCTCGTAAGGAGGGCTTGGATAATGGCTTACTCGACTTCCAACCCCCCCGTGCTGTTGACGCCTGCCGTTCTTGGCGCTCCTGCTGGCCGGTTGTGGATGTATCGGTCCACTGACGCCGCGACTGCGGTGCGCGTGGCCGGATATTTCACCAACGGTTACAACCTTGGCCTGCGGGCCGGTGACCTTGTGTTTTCGGTCAAAACCGATGCGGTGCCGATTTCGATGCAGGCACATATCGTCACCACGGCGACCCCGACTTCAACCGACTTGTCGGATGGTCTGGCGATCACCGCGACGAACACCGACTGATCCAACTGGGCGGGCTGTCATGGCCCGCCCTTCCCCATTCACCGCAGGAAACCCCCATGCAGCCGACCCGCCTTATGCCCCAAGAGCAGGCCATCATGGTCTACTTCGTCACGGCTGACGAAGGCACCACGATTGATGACGTTCTCAAGCCAACCTACTGGGCGCACGTGACGCGCGGACTGCTGCCCGGCCACGAGATCAAGGTGATGTGCGCTGATGGTTCGTGGTGGGCGCATCTGCTGGTCCGCTCGGCTGGCGCGACCCAAGCGACGGTTCACAAGATGAACTACATCGAATTCAAGGCTGCCCCATCCGTTGATCCGCAGGAAAGCCCGTTCACGACGAAGTATCGCGGGCCGCAGCACATGCACTGCGTCATCCGAAAGGATAACGGCGCTGTGGAGCGGACGAATTTCGCAACCAACGACGACGCTGTGGCATGGATTGCCGCGCAGGCGAAGGCTGTGGCCGCGTAATGGCTGTCTCGCAGGATGTCAAACTAGCGATCTACAACGGTGCGTTGCAGCGCCTTGGGTCGCGCGAACTGGCATCCCTGGCCGAAAACCGCGAACCCCGGCGCGTCCTTGACGGGCACTGGGGTTCCGACAATGCCGTGGTGAAGCGCGCCTTGGAGAAGGGCGAGTGGAACTTCAGCATCCGCACGGTCGAAGGCATCTATTCCCCCGGTATCGAGCCAGCCTTCGGTTTCTCTCGGGCTTACAGCAAGCCGGATGACATGCTGCGGCTGGCGGCCATTGCCTCGGATGAATACTTCCGCAGCCCGTTGGTGGCGTCACAATACACGGATGAAGCCGGTTTCTGGTTCACCGATCAGCCCGTGATCTATGCGCGCTATGTCTCGATGGATGACAGCTACGGCATGGACTCCTCGAAATGGACAGAGGCGTTCAAGGAATACCTCCAATGCGATCTGGCGTGGCTGGCCTGTGAGCGCCTGACCAATGCCACAAGCAAGCGCGATAGGATCGAGCGCGACCGGATGAATGCGTTGAAGGCGGCAAAGTCGCTGGACACGATGGGCGACGGGGCAAAATTCCTGCCGCATGGGTCATGGGTGCGGTCGCGCGCCGGTCGGGTCGGAAGCTGGCGCGATGGCTAAAACCCGTGACGTTCTGGCAATCTTCAACCGGGGCCGGATCAGCCGCCTTGCTATCGCCCGGACGGATGTTGCCCGTGTTGCCCTGTCGGCGGAAATCCAGACCAATTTCATGCCCCGCACCTTGGGGTCGATGATGCTGCGTCCCGGTCTGGAATACATCGGAACCGCCCGCGATGACGGCGCGATGATCCCGTTCATCTTTTCCAAGACGGACTTTGCCACGCTGGAACTAAGCCCCGGCGTGATGCGGGTCTGGGATGACGGGGTGACGCTGGTCACGCGGTTCGCGGTGGCTACAGCCATCAGCAACGGGGCATTCACGACAGACCTGACGGGCTGGACCGATCTTGACGACGCTGGCACCACCTCCTCCTGGTCGGCGGGCATGATGTCGCTGGTCGGGAATGATGATGGCTTTGCCCGGCGCAGGCAGTCGGTCACGGTGCCGGGCGCAAGTCAGAATATCCAGCATGGGCTGCGCATTGTCGTCAGCCGTGGGCCTTGCCTTCTGCGTGTGGGCAGCACTGCCGGGGCCGATGATCTGGTGCGGCAAGCGGTTCTGCGCACGGGAACGCACAGCATTGCCTTCACGCCGGGGGCCACGTTTCATATCGATCTGTCGGCGACGGCCAAGTATCCGATCCTGATCGACAGCGTGGCAATAGAGCCTGAGGGCCCTGTGGAAATACCCACGCCTTGGGCCGATATGGACGCCTGCAAGGCCGTGCGATGGGCGCAATCTTCGGATGTGGTGTTCTGCGCCGCGCCGGGCATCCGACAAGCGCGCATTGAGCGGCGGGCCAACAATTCATGGTCGGTCGTGGATTATTTGGCAAATGATGGGCCATTCCTGACCGAGAACATCGAGAATATCCGCCTGACGCCAAGCGCCATTACCGGGGCTATCACACTGACCGCCTCGCGGGGGTTGTTCCAGTCGGGCCATGTCGGGGCAATCTTCCGCCTGTCATCGCAGGGCCAGTTTGTCGCGGATGATCTGGTTGCCAGCAACACCTACAGCGGCGTCATCCGGGTTACTGGCGTGACGGACAGCCGGATTTTCACGATTAACAGAACCGGCACTTGGGCCGGGACATTGAGCCTGCAACGGTCCATTTCTTCGGTCGGCGATTGGGTCACTGTGGCGACATATACGGCCAACGGCACCATCACATATGATGACGGGCTGGATAACTCGATTGCATTCTACCGGATCGGTTTTGCCGCCGGAGCCTACACGAGTGGCACGGCGCATGTGGAACTGGCTTATGCCTCTGGGTCGATCACTGGCGTGGTGCGCGTGACGGCGTTTTCCAGCGATACATCGGTCAGCGCGGTCGTCCTCTCCGATCTGGGCGGCACTGGATCAACCGATGTCTGGGCGGAAGGCGCTTGGTCGGACGTATCAGGATGGCCCGAAGCGGTTGCCCTGTCTGAGGGGCGGCTATGGTGGTTCGGGCAGGGCCGTGCATTCGGGTCGCTGCCGGATGGCCTTTCGATCTTCAACCCGGATACGGAGGGGGATAGTGCGCCGGTCAACCGTCGCGTTGGAGACCTCGGCGCTGGGGCAAACTGGGCACTGCCGCTGCAAAACCTGATCGTCGGCAATGATGCGGGCGAATGGTCCATCCGGTCCACGTCCTTTGATGAACCAATCACGCCATCCAATTACAACGCCAAGGCGCGCACCACAAAAGGCTCGGCATCCGTCCCTGCTGTCATCGCAGACAACAGCGGGTATTTCGTCGCGCGCACTGGGGAAGCGGTCTATGAGCTTGCCTATGACAGCGCGTCCTATGGATATGCCGCACTGGATACGATGCAGTTGGTGCCTGAAGTTGGCAAAGGCGAGGTTGTTCGCTTGGGCGCGCAGCAATCGCCGGATTTGCGGCTTCACGCGGTTCGCGGGGATGGCACGGCTGGCATTCTGGTGCGCGATTCTGCGGAAAAGGTGCTGTGCTGGGTCGATGTTGAAACCGATGGCGCGATTGAAGATGTGATCGTCCTGCCGGGGCGCGTGGAGGATCGGGTGTTCTATCGGGTTCGCCGGATCGTCAATGGTGTCGCTGTGCGGTTTATCGAGCGGTGGGCGCTGGAACAGGAATGCCAAGGCGGGATGCTAAGCAAATTGGCCGACAGTTCGGTGTCCGGGTTCGGCGCTGTAACAGGGCTGGGACATCTGGAAGGCCGTGAGGTGGTCATCTGGGCGGACGGTGCGGATCATGGCACGGCTATCGTGTCTGGCGGCGGTCTGCCCGTATCATTCTCGGAATGGTGCGTGGGGCTCGGCTATCGGGCGCGGTATCGGTCGGCCAAACTCGCGGGGCAGACGGCGCTGGGGCTGGCCCTGACGCAGCGGTCGCGGGTCAACTCCATCGGCCTTGTGCTGGATCATACCCATGCGCAGGGCCTGCGCTATGGCCCAGACTTCGACGTGATGGATGATCTGCCGCTGATCGAAGATGGCGCTCCGGTCGTGGCAAATACTGTCTGGGATAGCTACGACAAGGGCATGGTCGAGTTTCCGGGTGACTGGTCGAGCGACAACCGGATTTGCCTTGAGGCCGCCGCCCCGCGCCCCTGCACCGTGCTTGCGGCGGCGATGAATGTGGACAGACAGGACCATGATTGAGGTTCGCCACGCTACGGCTGGCGACATTCTGGATTTCTACGGGCGGGCACCGCCCTACGCGGTGCGGGCGTGGGTTGCCGAAGAGGATGGCGAAATCCTCGGGGTTGCCGGGTATCATCTTGGGGCCGGATGCGCCGTGGTGTTCTCGGACAAGCGCGGGGGCATCCCCCGCATGACGATCTGGCGCGAAGCCAAGAAGATGATGCGCCGGGTCACGGTTCCCGCGCTGTGTGTCGCCGAAGATGGCGCTGGCCCATTCCTTGAACGTCTTGGCTGGGTGTTTGTGGGCAATTCTGATGCCGGGGGTGTCTATAAATGGCAACCATGATGCTGGGCGCGCTGGCAAAGCTGGGCACTGCCGGGCTGTTGCAGGCTGGGGGAACTATCCTCGGCACCCTTGGGTCAATCCAACAGGGCAACGCGGCCAATGCGGCGGCGCAATACAATGCGCAGCAACTGGAAGCGCGCGGCAAGGCTGAAAATGCGGCAGCACAGCGGGAAGCCGAAGAGCAGAACCGCCAGAAGGAACTGATGCTGAGCCGTGCGCGCTTGGTTGGTGCCGCGTCTGGCGGTGGTCAGGACATCGCACTGATGGGCGCGATTGAAGAAGACGGCACCATGAAGAGCCTGAACGCCCTGTGGGAAGGCGAAGAGGCCGAGAAGGGGCGGAAGTCGCAGGCTGCGGCTGAGCGATTTGATGGGGGGCAGGCGAAGAAGGCGGGGATGCTCAAGGGGCTTTCGATCCTTGGGGAAGGAACCGCTTCGATTTATGAGAAATACCTCTGATGGCAACGCTTCCTGACGTTTCCGCCATTCGGCCCGTCGCGCGGCCAACGCGGGCACTGTCGCAGATTTCGCCCGCATCTGCCGGGACGGTGGGCGCGTCGTTGCAGGGCATCGGGGCATCGGTCAACCAGCTTGGCGCGCAAATCCTTGATCGGGAAGCGACGGCGGCGGCAAAGGAAGCGGATGCGGCGGCGGCGGATAAAATCCGGGCGCTGCTCTATGACCCGGAAACGGGCTTTGCCAACCTGCAAGGCGGCGCTGCGGTCAACGCGCGGGAACGGGTGGCGGCGCAGATCGACGCTATCGCTGCTGCGTCCATGGAAGGGCTTGGCAAGGAAGCGCAGCGCAAGCTGAAAGACAGCATGGATGCCCGAAAGGAACGGGCGTTCATGACTATCGACGCACACACGTCAGATCAGCGCCGGGTATGGGTGTCTGACGGGCGGAAAGCGCGGATTGAATCGTCGTATCAGGATGTTCTGGCAAACCCCGCCGCCTCGGAAACTGAACTGCTGCGAATTGAAGGGGAATTGCGTGGGCAGGCGGTCGAAGAGGGCTGGTCGCCGGAAAAGACCGCGCTGGAAATCGGCAAGGCAAAGTCCACGGTTTATCGCGGGGTTGCCGAGAAGATTGCATCGGTCGATCCGATGGGTGCGGCGGCATACTTGCAGGAAAACCGCGACAAGATGCTGCCAAGCGATGTTGTGGATTTGGAAACAAAGCTGATCCCGCTGGCAAAGCAGGCAGAGGGGCGGCGTGTTGGGGCATCTGCTGCCCTTTCGGGGGTTTCGACGGAATATCTGTCGTCTATCCGTAATGCCGAAAGCGGCGGGAATGATGGGGCGAAAAACCCCACCTCCACCGCAACCGGGCGGTATCAATTCATCGCGTCAACTTGGGCCGAGGTGATGAAAAAGCACCCGGAACTAGGGCTGACGGTTGATGGTCGGCTTGACCCGGCGCAACAGGAATTGGCAATCCGGGCATTCACGGCGGACAACGCCAAAACCCTCTCGGCCAACGGCATCGAAACCACGCGCGGCAACCTTTATGCCGCGCACTTTCTTGGCGCTGGCGGTGCGACGGCGGTTCTGGGGGCGAGTGATGACGCGCTGGTGTCTGATCTGGTTGGTCCCGGTGTGGTGTCTGCCAACGGGTTTCTCTCCGGTATGACGGTTGGGGACTTCAAGGCGTGGGCATCGCGCAAGGCTGGGGCCGGGGCCGGGTATAGCGAAACGGCAGCGGGTATTGGCGCGCTTTTGGACATTCAAGACCCGACCGTGCGGGCCGCTGCCTTTGACGAATACCAGATGCGAATGGCTGTCAAAGACGGTGAAGCCAAAGCCGCCACCGCATCTGCCGCGCAGGCCGGGTTTGATGCTATCGTAAGCGGCGGGTCCGTGATGGACATGACGCCGGAACAGCAATCCGCCATCGGGCGCGAAGGCATGGCGGGCTTGCTGTCCTATGAGCGGGCCATGAAGGCCGGAACCCCGATTGAAACTGATTTCCAGACCTATGCCAACTTGCGGCAGATGGCGATTGCCGATCCTGCCGGGTTCCAGGCTGCGGCAAATTCCGGCTTTGCGGCCTATGCCGACAAGCTGAGCAACGAGGATCGGAAGGCGCTGATCAACAATGCTACCGCCCCGGATGCGAAGGTTGCCGACTTAGCCGCGTCGTCGCTTATGTCGGTCGCCACGGCGCAGCTTCGCGCCATTGGCATCAAGGCAAACGATCCGAAAGAGGCCGCCGTGCAGACAAGCCTGCTTAAATGGCAGGATGGGTTCAAGGCCTCACAGGGGCGCACCCCGACGCAGCTTGAAATCGATCAGCAGGTTGGGCGAGTGCTGGCTGAGGTCGTTATCGATCCTGCTGGCTGGAATATGAGCAATACCAAGGGCCGAGTTTATGACGCGGCGGGGCAGACGGTCCAGTCCATCACCGAAGCCGATAGTCTGACCATCGGCGGCAAACAAATCCCGCCCGGAACCGCTGCGGAAATGGCGGGCCTGATGGAAGCGCGCGGCATGGACGTAACACCTGAAAGCCTGATGGAACAACTGGCCTTGTTTGCGGAGTCCAAACTTTGACCGAAGTTGCTGACTGGTTCGCACAACAAGACAAGATCGGGGCCGCCCGCACGGCAACCGTTCTGGGCAATGACCCCCGGTCGCCCGATGCCTTGGCAGATCAGGCCAAGATCGCAGGCCAGCTTGGCATTCCTCCCATTGTCGTTGGGTCCGATCCCGCTGCCTACAAGGCGCGCGCGGAACAGAAGAGCCTGATCGACGCCTTGGCCGATGCGCCGAAAACCGCTGCATGGCTGTCGAACCGCGACAATGGCGGGCTGGCAAAGGATGATGTTGAAAACCTGTCGTGGTTTGAAAAGGGCCTGAAAGACTTCGGCGAACTTGGCAACAACGCGGTTTCCCGTGGCGTTGCCAGAGGCTTGAAGAGTTCCTACGGCAACCTGAAAGGCATGGGCGCTATCCAAGGGGCAATCCGTGCCAGCGACATCGGCCTGACGAAAGAGCAGTTGATCGCAAAGGAGGTCGCCGCACTGGGGCCGCTGCCCGAAGATCAATACCCTGACGAAATGGTGTTCGCCGCACAAATGGCCGGAGCTGCAAAGTTCGACGCCATTGAGGGGATGACAGAAGGCGACAAGGTTGCAATGCTGGAAGCCTCGGCTGCGCAGTTGCAGGCGGCCCGGAAAACGCTGGCATCTGCCGCCAAGATTGGCCGATCAGAAGCAGGGCAGGCGTTCCTGGATGGCCCGTGGGCCAAGGCTGACACCTCGTTCATGGGCGCTATCGCAGCGATTGCCGATGATCCGGTTGGCGCGCTGGCCTTCCTCGGCGATACCGCTGCGGAAAGCCTGCCTGCGATGATCCCTGCGGCCATTGCCACGGCGGCAACGCGGTCTCCTGCTATCGGCGCGGCCATCATGGGGGTTTCGTCCTTTGCGGCCACGTCATCGTCGGAAGCCATGGGGTTTCTTGAACAGCGCGGGCTGAAACTGGATACGCCAGAAGACGCCATGGCGGTCCTGTCAGATCAAGACCTGATGCGGGAAGCGCAGCAATACGGGGTGGACAAGGGCATCATCGTTGGCGCGCTGGACGCCATTTCTGGCGGGGTTGCTGGCAAGACGCTGGTGAAAAGCCGCATCGGCGACTGGACGCTGCAAAGTCTCGCGCAAGCAGGTTTGGGCGCTGGTGGTGAGGCGCTGTCACAAGCGGCTGTCGATGGCCAAATGGACTGGAAGCAGGTCATTGTAGAGGGCTTGGCCGAGTTCGTAACTGCCCCAGTCGAGGTCGCTTCGATGGGCCGTGATTGGCTGAAAACCACATCGGCGCGGAAGGAGGCCGGGCGCGCAACCAATGCGCTTGCCGCGATTGACGAAAAGGCCGCCGCATCCAAGGTGAAAGCCAGATCCCCGGAAGCATTCAATGCCGCGATGGCGCAAATTCTTGATGGAAAATCCGTCTATGTCCCGGCTGAGGAAATGGAAACCTATTTCCAAGCCAAGGATATGTCGTTCGATCCTGCTGACTGGGGCATCGATCAGACCGCCTATGATGCTGCCCGCCTGTCGGGTGGCAAGGTAGCTGTTCCGGCTGCATCCTATGCTGCGAAGATCAGCGGGACGGATGACGCGGCATGGTTCCACGAACATGCGTCGGCCACGATTGACGATGATATGTCGGTCGCCGAAGCCCGCGCGTTTGATGAAACCAAGGCGGAACTACTGGCCGAGGCAGATGTAGAGCAGGAGAAAATTCTCGCGGAAGAACGGGAATTGATGCCTGTCGAGACCGAGATTTACGACACGATGGTGTCGCGCAATCTCGCTGCGGGCATGTCATCGGACGTGGCGCAGACCAATGCCCTGCTGTTCCCGAAGCTGTTCAGCACTCTTGCCGCGCGGGCTGGTGTGAATATCGCGGAATTGGCCCGCCGCTATGCCCTGCCGTTGGTGGAGGGCGCTATTCCCAACGGTGCGCGGCCCCGGACTGTGGACGGCCTGTCGCGCGCGCTGGTTGAACTGCGCGGCCGCAAATCTGCCGGGGGTGCCAAGACGCCGCTGCTGGACTTCATCCGTGATCGTGGCGGTGTGGATGATGTTGGCGGGGAGCTGGCATCGCGCAATGCAGATGCCGGTCGGAAGCCGTTCCAGAAGCCGCTGCTGCGCAAGAAGTCGGATGAGGGCAAGCCGCTGGCCCTGACACAAGCGGAAATGGCAAGCGGCAAGCGGTTTGGCCTGGATGATACAGCGCAGGCCGCAATTGAGGCCGGGTTCATGGCTGACAACCCCGCCGTGATCGAATGGAAAAACGCGCAGGAAAATGGTGATCGTGTCGCGCCGGACCTGATCCCGGTTCTGCTGGCTGAGATTGACCGCGAACTGTCCGGGGGTGTCACCGATCAGAGCGCCGCCGATCTGGATGCGATGGAGGAATACCTGACTTCGCTGGGCGTGACGCTGGACATGGCCGATGCGGATATTCGCGCCGCCGTCGAAGCCGCGCAGGCTGGCGATGGGAAGATGTATGCGCAGTCTGGTGAAATCCCGACCGACAGCGCGGCGTTCAAGGCGTGGTTTGGCGCGTCGAAGGTGGTCGATGCAGATGGTAAGCCGCTGGTGGTTTATCATGGGACGGCTGCGGATTTTGAGGCGTTTCAGATCAGCGGTCGAACCGGCGCGATCTGGGCCACTCAAGACCCGGCAGTTGCTGGCCGATTTGCTGATGGCGATCTGAAGCGACCCGGCGATGCTCCGAATATCATGCCTGTGTATATGTCGATCAAGAACCCGTTTGATACGGCTAGTCCGCCCGTTGAGTTGTTCGAAGACTTGAAGGCGCTGCTGACGCCGGAATGGGCTAGCAAAAAGCAGTCGCGCACAATTCAGAAGTCTTTTGATGCCGATTGGGCTGCTGGTGATTTTTCTTCTATACTAGGAATTGGAAACGGGTTTGTTACTGACCGTGTTCGTGAGTTTTTGCTTTCGCGTGGCGTTGATGGACTTATCGCGCGGAACTCTGATGGCACTGTTCGGGCATATGCTGCCTTCACCCCCACGCAGATCAAGTCCGTGTTCAACCGTGGCACGTTCGATCCGAACGATGCGCGGGTGCTGTATCAGCAAGCGCAGAACACCGATCAGCCGCTGTATGTCGTCCACAACCTGAGCGCAGAAAAACTGCGCCATGCCGCTGATATTGGCGGTCTTGCCGCGCCGTCTCTGGCCGTCGCGCGCGGTGACATCGGGTTCGATGACTTCGGTGAGATCAGCCTGATCGGTGATCCGTCTCTGGCAAATCCGAAGACGAAGGGCGTTCGGCTGTTCAATGCCGATGTCTACTCGCCGCGCCAACCGCGCGCCAGGTTCAAGGTCGATGCCAAGGTGGCGCGCGCGATTAACGCGGCGATTGAGCCTGTGGCTGAAAAGCTGGGTCTGGACTTCCGCGTTGGCCCCAGCGAGATAGAGCGCGACGGCCTGTCTGCCTTGACGGAACAGATGGCTGTGAAGGCCGCATGGCTGAATGAGATCGGCAAGGATGTGCCGATCAAGCGACTGACTGAGAAAGAGCCTGATCCTGTCGCTGGCTTCGGTTCGTTCTCTGGAACGGACGCGGCTGCTCTTGCTGCTGATCCTGCCTTCGTGCAGCGTGTCAATCGCAAGTATGAACTTCTACTGAAGAAGAACGAAGACAGCCCTGATCTAATCGCACGCCTCAATGGTGCGTGGCTGGATGAGGCTGGCAACGTCAGCGCAGAAATGATCGGCAAGTGGGCGGTTCGGGTTGCTCTGGCGAACCAAGAGATTGAAGCGTTCCGCGCCAAGCCCGTCGATCCTTCTGCCGGTCGAATCGACCGCTGGGCCACCGGCAAGGCCATTGATGAGGCAATCGGTGAGCGCATTTACGACTTTAACGCTTGGGTGCGTGAGAAGTTCGGCGGTGCGACCACGGCCATGTTCTTCGAAAGCGAAGCCGGTCGAAAGAAGGATTACACGCTGTCGAACCTTGTCCGCGAAATGACGCGGACGATCCGCAACGGCGAAAACTGGAACTATGGTGCGGGGAACGTGCGCGCTGCCGTCGCCCCGGAATTCCGGTCTCTGGGCGAGGTGAAAGACGCGCGCGGCCAAATCAC